TTTTGGGTTAGCGTAATGGCAACAATGGCGCAGATCCGTGACGGTTTAAAAACTACTATTTCAAACATAAGTGGACTACGTGTTTATGACACAGTCCCAGATCAAGCAATAAACTTTCCGGTTTGTTTGTTTATACCAACATCAATTGAATTTGATCTAGCAATGCAACGTGGCACTGATCGTTATGAGTTTGAATTAACCGTTGCAGTACAAAGATCAGATAGCAGAACTGCACAAGATAAACTAGACGCATTTGTTACTGGATCTGGATCATCAAGCATTAGACAAATAATTTATAATAATAAAACACTAGGCCTAGCAGATACAGACGCTAGAGTTACAGAAATGAATAGTTATGCCGCTGATGTCAGTTTAAATGGAATTGACGCAGTAGGTGCTAATCTTACTATTGAAGTATTTACGAAAGGAAGTAGTTAATGGACTGTTGTGGAAACGGTTGTTGTAAAGGAAGATAATGCCAAAATATAAGATCATAGGAAATAAAAAAGTAATGGGCAAAGAAAAAGGCCAATCAATTACTATTACTGATGAGCAAGTTGCTAAATCATTAATTAAAGGTGGGCATATTGAAGCTACTACAATTAAAAAAAGACGTGCTAGAAAAAAAGACGGTACGTTTGTAAAAGATGATAAAAGCACACCAGATATTAACGAAGCATGGGAAGAAGTAGAAGATAATGGCTAAATTTGTATTTAATGACGGTAAAGTTTTCAGTGGTGGATATGATCTATCAGATAACGTAACTAATGTAAACCTTGAACTTACTGCTGAAGAACTAGACGCAACAACACTGCAATCTGGTGGATTTACTGAAAAACTAGGTGGACTTAAAAATTCAGAATTAACGTTGGACGGTTTTTATGAAGCTGGCGCAAACAAGCCAGACGCACTTCTTGGTACTTCAGTAGGTAATGAATTAATAGTAACAACCGTGCCAGACGCGGGTGTTGGCAATATTGCTTACTTTACTAAGTCAAGGGAATTTAGTTATGAAATCTTTGGTGAAGTAGGTGAGATCGCACCATTTAGCGTAACAAAGTCACAATCGTCAGAAATCATGGTGCGTGGCACAATAGCGCTTGACGGTGCAATAACTGCTTCTGGTAACTCTACTGGTGCTAATCTAGGTGCAGTAGGCGCAACAGAAAAATGTTATGTAGCAATCCATTGCACAAGTGTTAGTGGTACTTCTACACCAACAATAACTTTTAAATTACAATCAGACGATAATTCAAGTTTTACAAGTCCAACTGATAGGATCACATTTACCGGGATTACTGCTATTGGTGCAGACTTTCAAAGTGTTGCTGGTGCGATCACTGATACACACTGGCGTTTGAACTACACTGTTTCTGGTACAAATCCAAGTTTTAATATTCATGCAACAGTTGGCATAGAATAACAAAAAAATTACAAAAATATTTTTTAGCAAAAAAAGCGAATTTGATTTTTAAGCAAAAGTATGATATAATAAATAATACAAAGAAAGGGTATTTAATGTCTAATAAATATTTAGAACAATTTTTTAAACTTCCAACAAGTGAAGATATTAAAAATCAACAACTGTATATTTGTGAAAAATGTAAAAGTGAATTTACAGATGAACACGAATATTTACTATGTGATGAAAGTCATACAGTTGATTTCTAATTGTTGTTGGTGTGGTCAATCAAAAAAAGATCACAAATATTTTGATCGTGAATATTGGTGTGATGATATAAATTATCTTGGTAAAACATTTGTTAATTAATAAGTAATAACACACATAACTAAATCCTTTATATAATATTTACAATTAAATCAAGAAAGGATTTATTAAATGGCAAAATTTGTATTAACAGACGCAAGTTTGGTTATCAATAGCGTTGATCTATCTGATCACGTAGCTAGTGTGACACTTGAACTTAATTCTGAAGAAATAGATACTACTGCAATGGGATCAACTTTCATGAGCAAAACTGGTGGATTGAAGTCTGGTACTTTATCAATAGATTTCCAACAAGACTTTGCAAGTTCTGAAGTTGACGCAACTATGTTCCCGCTTTTTGGATCAACAACAACATTTGTTCTTAAAGCAACAAGTGGATCAGTAAGCGCAACAAACCCAAGTTATAGTGGATCTATCCTTGTTAACCAACATATCCCAGTTGCTAACGCAGTGGGTGAATTGGCAACAATGTCCGTTTCGTTCCCAACAAGCGGCACAATAACAAGAGCAACTTCCTAGTGGGTAACATAACCGTCACAATGTCTGACGGCACAACTTACGAATTAAAGATAAAACCAGCTGACATAGTCAAGTTTGAAAGAAAATTTGATGTGCCAATATCTGAACTTACTGAAACACAAAAGTATGAGTGGATATTGTATTTAGCTTGGTTGTCTGCAAAACGCAATGGCGTTACAGATGACTATGACGCTTGGATTGAAAAAGTTGAAGAAATAGACGTTAAAGGTGGAACTGATAACCCAAAAGGTTAAACAAGTTCATTGACGTAGTTGCTTTAATTAGCTTGGAAAGTGGGATAAGTCCCAATGAGATAATGAACTTGGACATGGATATGTTTGAAGCACTTTTTGCAATGATAAAAAAAAGAAATAGCAATGGTAGCGAAACTTAATCATTTAGCAATTGATAATACTGAAGTAAAAGCAATTGTTAAAGAATTAACACGTTATGGCAAAAAAGACGTGTTAAACGCGCTACGTAAATTCAATAGGGAAATAGCAAAAGAAGTATCTGACAAATCCAGATCATTAGGTGCAAAACAACCAGTGCCAAAAGCAATTAGATCTACAAAAAACATAAAACCACAAGCAACAAGAACACAAGCAAAAATAAAAATAGGTAAAGCAAGTAACAGACAACCGTCTGCACTATCTATGGAATTTGGACGTGATAGTTTGCTTGTTCCAATACGTGGCAGATCAAAACCAAGAAAAATATTAAGGGAAGAAGTAGGTAGATTGCCACATAGTAGGCGTGGTGCAACATTTCCATACAGACGTTGGATAGGAAACCAATATGCTTCTGGAACATCAAGTTTTGGAAGATTTGGTAAGGGTGGTTATGTTGTACAAAGAACTGTTGCAAATGAACAAGATAGAATTATGTCAACGTATAATGATCGCCTTTATGAAGCATTGGCAAGATCAATAGGAAAGAAAATATAAATGGTAAAAATTAATCGTGAAGCAGTCATTAGCATTATTGGTAATGTTGACGGATTAGTTAAAGGCATTACACGTGGTCAACGTGCATTACAAGGTTTTGGCAAAGTTGCTGGTGGTATAGCCAAAGTAGGTGCAACTGCTATTGCTGGACTTGGTGTTGCCGCTGGTACAGTTGGCAAAGAAATGGTCAACCTTGCTTCTAGTGCAAAGGAAGCTGGATCTGCATTTGATGTTGTTTTTGGAACTGGTGAAAGTGGTCAACAACTAAACGCCTTTGTTGAAGAATTTGCAAACAAAGCTGGTATGGCTAATTTTGAATTGCAAGATCTTCTTAAAACAACTGGTCAAGTTGTACAGTCTGTTGGATTTACTGCTGAAGAAAGTGCCAATCTTGGTGAACAGTTAGCAATAGTTGCTGGTGACGTAGCGGCATTTAACAACGTTCAAGGTGGTGCAACACCAGTTATGCAAGCATTTACCAAAGCATTACTTGGTGAACGTGAAAGTCTTAAAACCTATGGTATATCTATTATGGAAGCAGACGTGCAAACAAAAGCGTTTGCAATGACTGGTAAAGAAAACGCCAAACAATTAACCCAACAAGAAAAAGCAATGGCAACGTTGGAATTGATCAAAGAAAAATCAATTGTTACACAAGGGTATTTAAACGCAGAACAAGATAGTTTTGCGGCTAAATCAAATGAAGCACGTGCAAAGTTAACAGAATTAAAAGCAACAATGGGACAAGAGTTACTGCCTATTGCAGAAGCATTGTTGCCAGTTATTGTTGATCTTGTTCAAGAAATCGGCCCGCAATTAGTTGGTGCGATCCAAGCAGTAGCACCATTTGTTTCTGCAATTGGACAACTAATTGGTCAACTTGCGCCACCAATATTAACAATCGTATCACTGTTGCTGACAATGTTAGCGCCAGCATTTAGGAAGTTTACAGAAATAGTAGAAAAATATATTACGCCATTTTTAGTTAACTTACCTAAAAACTTTGAAAAAATGATAAATGCAATAATTAATGGATTTAACAGATTTGCAGATAAATTAAATAGTTTTGCAGAAAAAGCGCAAAACATTTTGGGCAAAATAGGAATTAAATTAGATATACCAAAACTAAGAAAGTTTGAAAATATTAGTTTAGGTTTTGCCGAAAAAGAAGTTAAAAGATTAACACCAGATGAAATAGACGCACAAAGGGAAGCTGACGCACTACTTGCAAGAGTACCGTCAAGCAACTTTGCTGGTGCTGGTAGGCGATCAGATTTAAACGTTACTATGAATATAAACGGTGGTGGCAATCCAGACGAAGTAGCCAGAAAAACTGCTGAAGAATTAAAGAAGTTTACTGATCGTAATGGTACTTTAGAACGTGCTGGCATT